ATTGCATCATTAAAGCAATTGCCCTCCCTGTAACCACAGCAATGACCACTGATATATCATAATGAAAAGAACAGATATTCAAATAGCCGCAATTGAAAAAGCTATTAAAGAAAAATATGGCGCAGAAACAATTGCTCACCCACGCTCAGAGTGGGATGACGAAAAAGAGCAGGACTATCTTGATCAGATTAAAAATTTAGCTACAAAGAAAAGGAAACATCAGGAACAGAATGACAAGGTAGAGAATGGTGGTTTTTTCATATCAAAGAAACTACTTAATAGAGAATCAAAAAGGACTTGCCCCGTATGTGAGACATACTCCTTCGATGTGAGGGATGATATTTATATGAATAAATATGAGTGTTGCTCAAAGTGCTACATTCAGTATGTTGAGGGCAGAGAAGAAAGATGGAAAACAGGATGGAGACCTAAAGATGGCTACAACACTTGAAATTATTAATGGAATCTCACAGGTCATGGCGAACACATATGACGGCGCCCTTGACGAGAATGGGGAGCCAGTGAAGACCGGCTTCCTTCGTAGAGAGGAGGATGTCAGTATTCATGATCGCCGTCTGATCGATGGCTTTTCCGTCGCTATGTATGGCAATCAGCTATGCTTGAAGTATCACAGCGAGATGCGCTTGAAAGAGGTACATGATTCGTCTTTTGAGTCAGACATGCAGAAGATGCTCAAAGACTGTGCATCCTTTTTAAAGAAGGAGTACAAGAAGGTTACTGGCAACACGCTATCTTTGACATCAGTTGACGAGGCTGATATTATGGTTCAGAGCACTTCGAAGGTGCGCTCCTGGGTTCAGGCTAAGCAGCACTTTAACATTGGAGGCATGGACGATAGCACAGAGCCTCTCAAGGCTGAGAGTGAAGACCGCCTAGACGATGCAATTAAGAACTGGCTCGCTATGGGCAAAGACAAGTTCCCAGGTACAAAGAAACCTCAGAATGTCTCAGGCAAGAGAGATGAGGAGCCTAGAGGGTGAAGTTAAATAAGGAAGTCTTGAGAGGCATAATTAAAGAAGAGATTGATGCCTTTCTCGAAGCTGATGAAGGAGGGGACCTAGGGGGTGATTCAAAACCCACTCCTTCCGCTAAAAAAGAGAAAGATGTCGAAAAGGTAGAAGACCGTATAGATCAATATCTTGACACTGTATTAGACAGGATCTCTAATGAGAGAGAGTTTGCTCAACTTTTGACTTCCTTTTTAAATAGAGCTGCGCAGCATCCTTCAATCAAGAAGAATATGGTGAGAAGAACTCTCATAAAATTGACTAAGCAGTTAAATTAGTTTAGGATGGTGTATGGGCTATCAGCCAACAAAAAAAGAGATGATCAAGGAGATTGTCAGGTCTGGCAAGGAACCTGTATATTTCATTAATAACTATGCAAAAATTTCTCATCCGATGAAGGGCTTGATCCCATTTAGGACATACCCCTTTCAGGATGAGCTTTTGTTAAACTTTAATGATCATCGCTTCAATGTTATTTTGAAAGCTCGACAGTTAGGCATTTCTACCATCACAGCTGCTTATGTTGTGTGGATGATGATGTTCCATCGCGATAAAAATATCTTGGTTATGGCTACCAAATTCGGAACGGCTGCTAACTTAGTCAAGAAGGTTAAATCAATCATACGAAACCTTCCATCTTGGATGATGGTGGCTACTATCTCTGTTGATAACAGAACTTCGTTTGAATTGTCAAATGGATCGCAAATCAAAGCATCTTCAACCTCGTCTGATGCAGGTCGTTCAGAGGCTCTTTCTTTACTTGTTATTGACGAGGCTGCGCATGTTGAGGGTCTAGATGAGTTGTGGACCGGCTTGTATCCCACACTGTCTACTGGTGGTCGATGCATAGCTCTTTCGACCCCAAACGGTGTAGGAAACTGGTTTCATCAAACATACATTGATGCCGACTCGGGTGCTAATGATTTCTTTCCTACTAGTCTTCCGTGGGATGTGCATCCAGAGAGAGATAGAGAGTGGTTCGAGAAAGAAACAAAGAATATGTCGCGACGACAAATCGCACAGGAGCTTGAATGTAATTTTAATATGTCTGGTGAGACAGTCTTCAATCCAGACGACCTATTACTGATGGAGCAGGCACAGGTATCAGACCCTGAATACAGGACTGGCTTTGACAGGAACCTATGGATATGGGAGAAGTGTCAGCCAGAGCATACATATCTTTTAGTTGCAGATGTTTCAAGAGGCGATGGTCGCGACTTTTCCGCCTTTCATGTCATTGATCTCAATACCTTAAATCAGGTTGCAGAATATCAGGGCAAGATCAACATTGAGATGTATGCAGAGCTTCTAATATCAACAGGTAGAGAATACGCCGAGTGCATGATTGTTGTTGAAAATAATAACATTGGCTTTGCTGTGCTGGAAAAGTTAGCCGAGAAGGGCTACCCTAATGTATATCACTCTGTCAAGTCAACACACGAATTTATTGAGTCTTACGAGGCAGAGTCTAGAACAAACGCTGTGGCGGGGTTTACCACTAGTTCGAAGACCAGACCATTGATTATCGCCAAATTAGAAGAATTCATTAGAAATAAACTAATTACCGTGCGTTCCAACAGGACACTTCAGGAGATGAAAACATTTGTTTGGAATAATGGTAGAGCAGAGGCGATGCGTTCTTATAACGATGATCTAATTATGAGTCTAGCTATAGCTTGCTGGGTTAGAGACACCGCGCTGGTTGTAAATCAAAAAGATTTAGAATATAAAAAAGTTTTTTTAAGTTCCATGGTAAAATCGTCTACAATATTAGATACAACTATGCCCGGTATGACTGGTCATAAAGGAAAGAAAAGGGAAGACTCAATAAACGAACGCCGCCAGTTTGGATGGCTTTTGAAGTAAGGTAAAGATAGATGGCAGATCAAGATAACAATCCTAGAAACCCAGAGTCTCCGCTTTTTAAGCGTCTTACTAGACTTTTCTCTGGTCCAATTGTAAACTATAGAACGCAGACTCCACGAGCATCCCGCCGTCGACAGCTTGATAAATACAGGTTCATGTCAACAAGCGGACAGCAATTTAAGAAGACTCAATACAATCCATTTGAAAGTCTTTCAAGTGCTTACATGTCAAATCAGAATCGTGGCGATCGATACTCTGACTTTGATCAGATGGAGTATACACCAGAGATAGCCTCAGCGCTAGATATTTATGCAGATGAGATGACGACATCCACAAGCTTGCAGCCTCTAATGACTATCGATTGCCCTAACAGTGAAATTAAAAATCTTCTGCAAAATCTATACCAAAATGTTCTTAATGTGGAATTTAATTTATTTGGCTGGTGTCGCACAATGTGCAAATATGGTGACTTCTTCCTATATCTAGACATTGACGACAGGGAGGGTATCAAAAACGCAATTGGATTACCTCCACACGAGGTCGAAAGATTAGAGGGCGAGGATAAGACGAATCCTAATTATATTCAGTTTCAGTGGAACTCTGGTGGCATTACTTTTGAGAACTGGCAGGTTGCACACTTTCGTATTTTAGGAAATGATAAGTATACGCCATATGGCACATCCGTCTTAGAGCCTGCCCGTCGCATCTGGCGTCAGCTCACTCTTCTAGAGGATGCGATGATGGCATATCGTATCGTTCGCTCACCTGAACGCCGTGTCTTCTACATTGATGTTGGTAATATCGCTCCGAATGATATTGAGCAGTATATGCAAAAAGTCATGACGCAGATGAAGCGCGCACAGATTGTAGATCCTGACACTGGTCGAGTCGACCTTCGCTATAACCCTATGTCTGTCGACGAAGATTACTTTATTCCGATGAGAGGGGGGCAGTCTTCTCGCGTTGAGAGCTTGCCAGGGGGAACTTATACAGGTGACATCGACGATGTTAAATATCTGAGAGATAAACTTTTTAGTGCTCTCAAGGTTCCTATGTCATACCTCTCCAGAGGCGAGGGAGCAGACGAAGATAAAGCTACTCTGGCTCAAAAAGATATTCGTTTTGCCAGAACAATTCAAAGACTTCAGCGCGCTATCATTTCGGAGATTGAAAAGGTCGGTATTGTTCACCTCTACACGCTTGGGTATCGCGGCGACGATCTTATATCTTTTAGCCTGCGTCTCAACAACCCATCTCGTATTGCAGAGCTTCAGGAGCTTGAGCACTGGAGAACAAAATTTGATGTAGCCGGCGCCGCAACAGAAGGATACTTCAGTAAGAGGTGGATTGCAAAGAACATCTTTAACCTCACAGACGAAGAGCACCTTAAGAATCTTAGAGAGATGTTCTTTGATAAGAATCACGAAGCGATGCTTGAAGCCGCAGCTGAAGGAGCCGCCGAAGGTGACGAAGGCGGTCTCGGCGGAGGAGGAGGTGATCTGGACCTCGGTGGTGACGATGAAGGCGGGGACCTCGGTGGTGACGAGGGAGGCGATGACGCCGGCGAGGAAGATGAGGGACCACTCTTAGCCGCGCCAGCGAGAAGAGAAGATTCCGCTAAGGGTAAGAAATACACAAAAGTCAAAAGCGATAGTAGGAATATGGGCGCTCGCAAGCGCAGTTACAAATCTGGCTATTCTTACGAGTCA